CGTGGACCCTGAAATGAAAAACCCGCCAAGCCTCGGGAGGACATGGCGGGTTCGGGTAGCGGGCCTTCAGTCCCGCCCGGCCAAGCAGCTCTCGATCAGGACACCGAGGTCATCTGCACCACAGTTGCGGGCTCGGTGAAGCCGGTCGGGGTCTTCATGCGACCGGGCAACGAGATGCTGGCGAAGTCGTCTTGCAGGAAGTCGAATGCCGAGTCAGCAGCGATCACAGCCTCGTGGACCGTCACAATGTACGGCAGGTTGTCCGCGAAGTTCTTGCCGACCAGCTTGAAGCGAGCGCGCAGTTGCGCGTCGGTCATGGCCTTGATCTCCGAGCCGGTGGCCGACTTGTAGGTGCCCGACACCTCGATCACTTCGCCGTTGGTCACCAGCGAGGAGCCGGTCAGCACCTTGATCCAGCCCAGGTCCTTGTCGGTGATGAAGTCGACGCCCTCAACCAGCGCGGTGTCCGACGCATCCTTGGCCGTGATCGTGGTGAACCACGCCTTCGACAGCGCGTACCACGTGTCTTTGGCGGCGATCGTGACCGCCTCGTCGGTGATGGTGCCCGACGCCTGCGACACAGCGGCCGTGGTGCCCAGCAGCGCGATCGCCAACGATTCCTTGTTCACTTCGGGCAGATCCACCGTCAGATCGGCGGGCTGCGGAATGGCCGCAGTCTCGATCACCTGACCGTAAGTGTTGCGACCCTTCGAGGTCATTTCCTTCAACTCGACGTTCGGTTTGATCTCGAACTTCGAGCACTCGTAAGGGCCTTGGTAGGCGCCGAAGACGCCGTTCACCATGCGGGCGATGTAGAGGTCGCCGGAACCGAGGAAGCCGCGTGCAGACATTGTGTTTCTCCAGAGAGTTGCCGGCTCAGCGGCAGACAGCAGATTTCAGGGTTGGAGTGTGCCGCCCGCAATCTGCTTGAGCCTGCGGCACGATTTCGGTCAAGGGTTTGAGAGGTCTTCGGCGAAGCTCACTCGGATCATCACGCGCGCCTGGACAAACGCAGCGCCGTCGGGGCGCGGGCCGATGTCTTTTCCGAGGTAGCTCACTGCGAAGACCTTGTTCCCCCAGGTGCGATCGCCACCTTTGAATACCGCGCGCTTGATGTCGCGAATCATCTTGTGGGCCTGCACGTTGGGGTTGTTCGGGTCGCACTTGTCGTAGGCGTCGATGACGTAATCCTGCGACACCTTGACCTGGGCGGTGCGGGTGCGCCCGGCCTCGTCGTCCACCTCGTCAGCGCCTTCGACGATCTGGATGCACGGAGGCTCGTCGTCGGCCGGCACCTTGCGGCGGCCCTCCTGCACCTCGCGGCCGATGTCGGTCTCGCAATCGTTCGCCAGGAGGATGGTCGCCATGCGCGCGGCGAGTTCGGCCGCGACTTCGGCGCTCTTGGTGTATGTGGTCACTCGAATGCCTCGTCGAAATACTCTTCCGCAGCGCGAACGATCGCGGCCTGTAGGTTCTCTTCGATCTCGTCGCGAACCAGCGGGATCGTGGTACGGAAGAGTTGGTAGACGGCTGGGCCCAGCAGGCGACGGATCTTCTGCCGGCCGACCTTGCGACCTTGGCGATCCGTCGTTTCTTTCTTGCTACCGCTGCGGCCGCCACGCCCGACGAACAGCGTCGGGTTGCCCTCGGTGTCCACCTTGCCGGGGATCATGAAAGCGTCTGGGCGCGTCTTGCGCGCGCCTCTCACAACCTCTACCGACGCGCCGTCTGGCTTCTCATCGCTCTTGCGAGGCGTGTATTGGTGTAGGGGGTACGGGCCTATGCCCATACCTTCGATTGGGTCAGGCCAGCGCACGCGCTTGGTCAACGGCATCGCCCCGTAGTGGCCTAGGCCAGTCTCGAAGCCTTTCTTGCGGGCCGCGACGATCTCGAAGACCGGGTTCGTCTTCGTCGCAGGGCGCGTGTCCATTTTGCGACGGACGTAACCCTCTCGGAGATTCACACCGCGGAGGATGGCTTTTTGGCTCAGCTCGTAGGCATCTTTGCCGACCCGGTTCAACTCGACGACCATCGTGGCGCCGAGTTCTTCCGGGGAGAGCTTGGTCAGGTCGAGCCCAAACTTCTCCAGGTCGCGCAGTGCGAACTCGATCCGCACATCACACCTTCACCACGATGAAGCGCGCGTAGGCGCCCGAGTCGTCGACCTTCACGTCGAGCACGAAATCATCAGCGCCGATGGTCAGGGTGTCGCCCTTCTTCGGATTCAGCAAGCTGTCGATGGTCGCGATGTCGCGCGTGTAGACGGCATTGCGCGTGTCGCGCGCCGTCTCGTATTCCGTGTCAAGTCCTGCCAACTGGACGCCTCGTTCGACGGCCACTTGGCAAGGCTCGGAGCCTCGCAACAGAGCGCTCTCCCCGTGAAGGGAGAGCGCGTCTGCTACTGCTTGACGAAAGTGGTCAAGCATCCGGCGATCAGCTTTCGGCCACGGAGACCTTGAACACTGCTTCAGGCAGGGTGTTCAGGGCGATCGGGTTCGACTGCGATTCCAGGTGGACGCCAGTGTTGTTCTGGTTGGCGTACTGCTTGGCGTAGTACGGAGCGCCGTTGGTGTTCACGGTCTCCATGTAGTTCGCCGGGCAGAAGGCCATCTGGAACATATTGGGCACACCCTCGGGGAAGGCGTAGCCAAAGCCGTCGGCGATCAGCGGGGTGTTACCAACCGAACCTTCCAGCACGCTGTAGACCACACCGGCAAACTCGAAGTCGGTGGTGCTCTGGTCGGTGCGAGCGAAGGCGTTCTCCTGGTAGCGTTCCCAGGCGGCCTTCATCTTGTCGTGCGCCACCAGCTTGTCGAAGAAGCCTTCGGAGCACAGCACGCGCACGCGGCTGAACATGCGGCCACCCAGCTTGCCGCGCATGGCCCGCTTCATCGCGATCGAGTTGGCCTTCGGATCGGCCGCCGAGTTGGCGGTGGCGATGTTGAAGAACTTCGTCTCTTGCGAGAAGCCGAACAGGGTGTACATATTCTGGAGGACGGTGGTGCCGTCGGCATCCAGCACTTCGCCCTTCAGAGCGCCCAAACGCTGCCATTCCAGCGTCAGGTCGATGTTGCCCTTCATGATACCAAGGCGGTCGTTGACCACCGTCTGCATCGACTGCACTTCGGTCTCGCTGCCGAAGGCGCGCACGCCGTACACCACGTCAGCCGGGATGAAATCCTGCTGCGGCAGATGCACGCCGGCCACCGGGATCAGCTTGCGATCCTTGGTCTGGATCGTGCTGCCGGGCGAGTGACGCGGCTGCGCCGGCACCAGATTCAGCTTCGAGCCGGTACGCTCGATCATCATGGTTGGCGTGTTGATGCCGTACTCGCGGAACAGACCCATGTCGCCGAGCATGGTCGGCACGCGGGGCAGATCCACGATGGTCTGCGTCAGTTGCGACAACGAGAACGCATTGTCGTTGAAGATGTCAAAGGTTGCCATGTTTCAATGCTCCTGAGTCGTTATGGCTAGGCTCAGAGAGCCGGGGTGTCGATGGTCAGAGAACCCGAGATGCCGCGCACGCGAATGCCCAGCTTCAACAGGTCCGCTTCACCAGCCGCATCCAGGCCGGTCAGCTCGAAGCGGTTCACTTCGGCGTCGGCATTGATGATGACCTTCTTGACATCGCCGGTGATAGCGTCGGTGCCCTCGTACAGCACCGCTTCGGCCGGGCCGGCAGCGCCAGCGGCTTGGTAGGGGACGTACTTCAAGGTGCCGGCCGCAGCCACCGTGATGGTGAACGAGTCGCCAGCCACTGCGGGGGTGCCACCAGCCGTCACGGTGAAGCCCAGGCCGCCGCCGCTGAACGCGGAGCCGGTGGTGCCAACGCCCAAGACCACACCGTTCGGGCCTTCGACCTCGAACTTGGTAGCGGCGACGAACACACCGCGGTAGACGCCGGGCACACCAGCGACGCCGACAGTGACGGTGCCGCAGGTGAAGTTGCCGGTGTTACCAGCGGTCGCGGCGTAGGTGCCCGCGCCCGTGTCGGCTTTCGACAGCAGCGTGCCGGATTTGATGGCGGTGCCCGCCACCGTCACGATGCCAACATCGCGACTGCGCGTATTCGACGCTTCGCTCAGAAGGAACGGACGGACGCGCGGGCCGTTGTCGTAAAGATGTCCTGCAACGGGCATGATGACTCCTTGTTAACGTGCAGTTTGCTTGCGGTGGGAATCCCAGATCGACTTCGAGTTGACCGGGGGATTCCCGCTGGAGCCGGTCGTCGAACTCAGTTGCATCGTCGAGTCTTTCGACAGTGCGGTGCTATCGGTGTCCTGGTCGGCATCGGCCATGGCCTGCACCAGAGACGCGCGGAAATCCTTCAGGCTCGTGCCCGCCTTGATGGCGGCAGTGGCCTTCTCGACGCCGACGCCGGCCACGACAGCCAATGCCTTGATCTCGCGGGCTTCCTTGATGCGGCTGCGCACGTCGTCAAGACCCAGGCCGGTCACGGCCCACACCGCGGCGAAGTCGCCCATGTCGGCGGCCTTGGCGAGCGCTTCGATCTGCTCAGCCTCGGGGGCCACAACGGCATCCTCGACCACAGGATCTGCAGCAGGCGCATCTTCGACGCTGGCCTTCGGCTTCATGGCGGCCATGTAGGCGACCTTCACGCCCTCCGGCAGATCGGCGCGGTCCAGGTCGAACTTGGCGTTGACCTTGATGTCGTCGACCACTTCCGTCGCGAAGCCCTTTTCCAGCGCCTCGTCAGCGGTCATCCAGGTATCCGTGGCGAGCATGGTCTTCAGCTCGTCTTCGGCGAGGCCAGTCTTGCTCGCGTAGGTCTGCAGCAGCGAGCCGCCGATCTTGTCCAGGGTCGCGGCAGTCTCGCGCAGCTCATCGGCATTGCCCATGGCGAACGACCAAGGGTTGTGGATCATCATGAAGCTGTTCTTCGGCATGACGATCTTGTCGCCGGCCATCGCGATCAGCGAGGCGGCGCTGGCCGCCATGCCCATCACCTTCACGACGATCTCTTTGCCACTGGCGCGCAGTGCGTTGTAGATCGCGAGGCCCGCGAACACGTCGCCGCCGGGCGAATTGATCTCGACGTTCAACACCTTGGCCTTCACGCCACGGAGTTGATCGACGAAATCCTTCGCCTGAACGCCCCAGAAGCCAATCTCGTCGTAGATGTCGAGAGTGGCTTCGGTGTCGCTGGCAACGTTGAAGATGTAGCAGGGGCGCATTTGCGATCCTTAGAATTCAGGCGGCAATGTATGCCGAGGGTTTGTCAAGTGCCTGCGGCACGATTTCGCCCATCAGAAACGTCCGGGGCGCGGACCCCCGTCGTCGTCATCGCGAAATCGGCTCGGGCGGTATTCCTGGCGCGACGGCGCGGTTCCGAAGATCAGCGACAGTTTGTCGAGAGCTTTGTCCACCAAACCTTCCATCGTGCGTTCGATCAGGCGCGCACCGACATACGAGGCCCCGATCACGGCCGCCGCTTCGAGGAAGTCGGGCACGTCGAAGTATTCGCAGATCAGGAAGAAGAACAGGCCGGTGAGCCACGATCCGAAGAGGTTCGCAGCGACGAACAGCCATAGCTTCGGCAAGTGGTGCCCGTCCTCAGAGCCCTCGTTCAACTCGGTGCCGATACGGTTCAGCAGCGCCGTGAGCCCGGCAACCGTGGACAGCACGACGACCATCATCCAGGCGGTAAAACCCACGCCCTCGAAGGTGGAGCCAAACGTCGAAGCCGCCGCAAAGGTCAGCGTCGGCCAAAGAATCGCGAGAAAAACGTAGACAGCGCGGAGTAGGTTTAGTGCGCTCATCTGGGGTATCCCTTCATCCGGTCGCGTATGTCCATAACAGCGACCATGAAAGCTGCCATAGCAACGAGCCCGTAGTAGGCAAGCGTCTCTGCAGCACCTTGGGTTTTCACGATCACGAAGATCATGCTCAAGCACCCGAGGCTAATGAGCATGTAGATCGTGTGCCGATACCGCAGCGCGCACTCCAAGACGTAGCGCGCGGGTAGCAAGTCGTTGATTACTGTGTCAAGCAACGCCCAGACACCGACGAAGATCAGTGCTGAGAGGGTGATGTCACCAAAGACACCGGTTGCGTGAATCGCCTGGGCCAGAGGGCTTTCGGGTGCGAGGAGGAGCAGCCCGCACGCCACCAGGGCGTTCACGGCAACGAGGAGTCGGGTCATCCATTTACGCTTCTGGCTCATCGCATTCACCTCATGAATGAGTCCCCGAGCGCCCTGTTGATTGAACTGGGCGCGATTCTCGGGACGACTCAGATTCTTTGCCTGCGCCACGATTTCTTACAGAACCGTCAGCAGCAGGAACTCATCGTCGTCATTGTCCCGCCGACGCTTGCGCCGGCCCGCGCGCCCGCCTGAAAACTGCGTTGGCGGCTCGGGTTCTTGGCCCAGCACGAAGCCCTGCAGCGCCATGTGCAGGGGGTCGAATCCAACCCCCTGCAAGGCGATCGAGAGCGGGTCCAGTTCCATCACACACGTTCGACGGTGACCGTATCGCCGACCTTGGTGACCGTCTGTTCGACAGCGCCGGCCTGCCGCGCGGTAGGCGACACCACCAGGGGTGTGCCCGGCAGCAGGCCGTGGATGCGCGCCAGATCCATCAGGCGCGCCAGTTCAGTCGCCAGCTCTGCACGCACCGCATCCGCGATGCTGTCAGCCGTCGGCCCGCTACCGCCCACCGCGGTCGTCACGAATGCGGCGCTGGTCTTGCGCTCGACGTAGACCCCGGCCACCGGTTCGATGGTCCCGTTCAGATTGCCGACGATGGTGTAGTTACCCGGTGTCGGGAAACTCAGCGTCCAGCCATTGACCAGATCGCATTGGTAGAAATAGGCCCCTCCACCGAGATCCAACGCCTTCCAGGTGTGCGTAACCGGATATACCGCCGCAACTTCGCTGTCTTCCCAGTCACGCAGAGAGGCGTGGAACGCAGGCAAGTCTGTGATCGAGTCGTCGGACTCGATCATGAGGTTCGCGGTGTCGAACGTCAGGGCCATGGTGCCTCTCGATCAGGCGTCCGCGTTTCGCACGGCCGTCCCGCTGCCGCCCACCTCGGTCACCGACAGCGTGCTCTCAAAGGGCACGATCGGCGAGCCGCCGCCGTTGCGCACACGGTAGCGGCAAGTGAAGTTGCTGCTGAATTGGAAGCTCGCGCTGCTGATCGTCGTTCCGCTCGCCACCGCGTCGATGTACGGGACGAACGCCGACACCGAACTGTAGCCGCCGCCTGGAACCGCGGGACTCAACCCAGTGAGGTCGCTCCCGCTCTTGCCCGAGTAGGTGTGGCGGTTGCCGGCAATGCGGATCACGCCGCTGCTCGGCGTGTCAGTCTTCAGGGACGGGACCGTCACGGTGGTAGCGGCGGCTGAGGCACTGACCGTGTACTCGCTGGTCAAGATTCCACCGCTGCCGTCGTCCCGCGCGACCAGCACGTAGTCACCACTCACCACACCAGCGATCTGAACTTGCACCGAAGTAGGCGGGCTTTGCAGCGTACCGTCATGGGCGATCAGCTGGTAGTTCTTCAAGTCAGCTGCCATCACACCGGTGATGAACCAACCCTGAGCCAGGAAGAACTTGCCACCGGCAAAGTTGCCCATCGGAGTTGCAGCGTTCTCGCTGTAGGCCGCATTGAGCTTGCGGTAGCGCCAACCAGGTACGCCAGCAACGGTGGCCGTACTGGCTTCACTACAGGCCCACATCAGGGCCTGGTAAGCCTGAGTCAGTGTGGTGGTGCCGTTGAGAGTGATCGTGCCCTTGTAGAGCTTCGAACCATTCCCGTTACCCAGGTCCTGGTTCGTATCACCCGTGGCCACACCGATCGTGTTCCAGATCGTCTCAGCAGCACCAGCGGAGAGAACGATGTTCCCGTCAACCGCGGTACTGATAGCAGCCACCTGCTCACCGCCCGCTGCCAAGTTGGCATCAAAGTGGGAGTAGGTCTGTCCGTACTTGCGGCTGAACACCACGATATTGCCGCTGTCGATCAGTGCACCACCAGCCTTGGCTTTCACCAAAATCTGGAAGTTGGCGATGTCGCTGTCCGTCCAGTATTTGGTGATCTTGGCGTTGGCCTGCGTGATGTAGATCGGGCTGTTGGCGACGTTCGTCCCCAGCACCTTCAGGCCGGTGTACAGCGCATCCCCAGCGCCCTGCTCTACCGACCCGAATTTGAACCACTGCGACGTGGCGTCGTTCAGGTTCATCGCCGGCAGCAGCGTCAGCGCCATGGGGCGCGCGACGTTGCGCTTACCCGCCAGCTCCGAGGGGTTGGCCCCCAAGATGCTCACAAGATCGTCGCCGCTGGAAGCCGAATCGTCTGCCAGATCCTGCAGCCAGGCGTGCAGCTCAAGCGTGGTGTAGCGGCTGTGCGTGCCGGGCACGAAGGCCGTGGCCTGACGGATGTTGCCCGACCCGTCGATGGAGAAATCCGTGTTGATACTCATGGCTTAGTCCGGGATCTGAGAGACGTAGATGGATGCGCTGCCCACAGTGGCTGTGGTCAGTGTTTCGTAGGGGACATAGAAGGGCGCCGCAGTCCCCTTGCGCACCTTGATGCGCAGGTCGTTGGCCGCATTGCCCGGGGCATAGGCCGGCACGCTGAAGACCTCGCTCGCGGCGTCAGCCACGCGGTACTCCACCAGAGCACCAGCCTGCGTCTCGACACGGATGGCCGAACCCACAACCAGGTTGGTCAGCGTGAGGGTGAAGGTGCCGATGGGGTCCGTGGGGAGCCGCAGGCGGCCGGTCGGGGCCCCTGCATTCGGCCCGATACCCGCCGCCGCGATGCTGTAAACAGCCGGCTGCGCAACGGGGTAGAAACCCCAGTGCGAACTCATGCGACCCCCAGCTCGGGGTCGATGTAGACCGACTCGGACTGCCCCGAGCGCGGCGCCCCGTAGAACGTCAGCTTGGCCGCGACCTCGCTACCGCTCAGGACCGGGCCGCTGGTGGTCAGCGAGAACTCGCGCGCCTCAAATGTCGGGTGCCCCGCAGCGCCATCCCACACCGCAGCACTGGATGCCGGCACCGCACGGATCGACTCGGACACCATCGCTCCGGTGGACGAGTTGACGTAGCTGATGACGGCGTGCATGTCGCCCGGGGTCAGCGAGGCCATGAACGCGCTGCGCATGAACAGCCGGATCTTGACCGTCTTGACGCCCGAGGCGCCCAGGTAGGTGGCGCGCAGGATCGGCGGCGAAAAGCCCACGGTGCGGCGCACCACGCCTGCCGTGTTGAGCCAGGCCGAGCGCAGCGACCACTTCGTTCCGTCCGCCTGCGTGGCGGCGTAGGTCGGCTGGGCGGGGCTGGCCTCCGGGTTGAACTCCGAAACCCCGGTGATGTTCTCGTGGCGGAACGGGCCGCCGTTGCGCGGGTTGTGCAGCGTCAGCGCGCTGGTGTCGATCTGCAGCCAGCCGGTGGTGCCGTAGGCATAGCCGGTATAGGCCGAGTTGAACGTGATGCCATCGAAATCGCGTGCGATGACGCGGTACTTGAGCGGGGGATTGGCGGCCGCGTTCGTCAGCGCGAACTTGTCTCCACCTGCGGACCAGCCGGAGATTCGGCACTGCTCGAAGCTGAAGATCGTGTCGATAGGGTTGGTGCTGGCGACAGTGGAAAAGTCGATCAGCGACTGCGCCGTGGCGCCAGACACGTTGCACTCGAAGGAGCAGCCGACGAACGAGAAACTGCGCATGTGGGTATTGCTGACCGCGCCCGTAATCCGCAGCGGGATAGTGTCGGCAAGCGGGTTGACGCGCCGGAATGTGCAGTCCACAAAGTGCGCGGTGCCCATATCGAAAGTTCCGCCACCCGTGCCGACGGTATTGCTGACAAGCTGCAGCGAGTTGCTGCCGGTGCTCGCGTCTGCGTAAAGAGCGCCCGCGACACGAAAGTTCTGCCAACGGGTTGAACTGGCTTCAGCGACTCGCGCTTTTCCGCCAGACACGGTGCTTATCAGGTTGAACACCAGCGCGTGTTTGCGCAGCGCCACCAGCGACGACTCGTAGGCCGAAACATCGCCGCCGGAGCTGTAGGTGACGCTCCATAGCCAGCCTTCTGATGCTGATGTCTGCGTCAGATTTAACGTCACCGTGCCCGTCGCCGGGTCGCCCGTCCACTTGGTGTTGGTGTCGATGACAAGGTGGATCGGCCACAACTCGGAGCGCCGCAGGTCAAGCTGGGTGGCCGAGTAGGTAATCACCGGGTCGTCGCCAGAGCGCACCCAGGTTGTGTCGGCCTGCGTCGGCGTTGCGGTCCACACCATCGGCTTCTTGTGCAGAAGCCCATAGGTCCAGGCAGCGATGCTGCTGCTGACCCCGATGGCCGCCGAGTTGACGAGCCATCCCCAGCACCCGCCCGTGCCACCGATGAACTGCGTCAGCGTGGCCGCAGGGCTCAGGGTCTGCGCGATGACGATATTGCTCGGGTTGCTGGCGTTGTTCAGCGTGGCCGAGCCGACGCGCATCATGATCTCGCAGGTGCCCGCTGGTGCACCACCGCTAGGGCCTCGTGCAAAGACCAGGTTGCGTAGCTGAGGCAAACCAGCCGCAACGCCGGCCGCAACGGGCGTGGTCGTCGCGTTGATGTTGCTCGCCAGAGCATTGGCCGCTGCATCGACGCTGCCAGCACTCAGGACACCTGTGGTGCTGATGCTGACGCCACAGACACTGATCGTGCCCGAGGTGGACACGCTGCCAAAGAGCACTGAGCCAATACTCGCCGCAGTCGCTGCGTCTTTGCTGCTGCCATCACCTTCTTGAGGCACACCCCATGTCGGAGTGGTGCCGAGAGCGCTGGCATAGGCGCCATGGTCAACATAGAAATCACTCATGCTTGAAGACCTCTGTCGCGGCAATCGCGAAGTCCAGAATCACGGCGGCGCGGCCTGCAGCCAGCAGCCCAGCGGCTTCCAGTGCCTGCACGCCAGCCCGCGTCTCCGGGCGGCTCAGGTCGATGTACTGCGCCACCTCTTGGTCCTTCATCGACGCCCGCAGGCCGGCTGCCTGCGCACGCTGTTGCATCGGTGCGGCTGGGTTGTCCAGCGCAGCAATTTCGATCATGGCTTTCTCGGTCTGGGTGAACCGGTTCCGGAACGCCAGCTTGGTGATGTGCCGCACCTCTGGCGGTGGGGCCTCTACCTCTGGCTGCACCTCCTCGGTGTGGCTGTGCGTGGCGAACTCCATGCCGCTCCACTCAACAGCCTCGGGGTGCTGGTAGCGGTAGACGATGGCGCCGTCAGCGATGCGGGTGACGATCCAATGCTTCATCGAGTGCCTTGGTTTTATTCAGTAAGACCTATTCCCAGGAAACGCTGTTGACCTCATCCACAGAAATAGCAGAAGAAACTCGTGCTTCTCTGTTTGCAAATGTCAGGAACGCATTCCTCATATGGGATTCGAAAGTATCCCATACAGCAAGTACATCGCTTGTCGACAGTACTCGCCATTCATTGTTCTTCAATCGCCAGGACTCACAGAGGTACGGGGAGAACTGTGCCTTCATCTTCAAACCAAGCAACCTGGTCTGAGATACGGGATCACTGTCGAATACTGAACCAGACCAAGTGAATCCCCCGTTGATCTGGTTATCCCGAGCCAGTTTCAAAGCACTCAGCTTGGCTGCCTTGTGCATATCCAAGGTACGGGGATCCCGCCAGGCCTTCTTGACGTAGTCAAATACATGCTCAGGACTTGGTGGGATACCCATTGGAATCACCTGCCTGTTGTGGACATAGTGAGTTCCAGGAGCAACCTCCTCAGAAACCTCAATTGCCCCGGGCATATGCTCCAGAGCAGTTTCTTGAGTTACTCCGCTACTCAGAATCTTTCCATCTGGAGCCGCGGTAATGAAATGCACGTTCTTCATCGTTTAGCCGCCATTACTGAAATTGCACAAGTACGGGCTCGCCAGTTACCACCACTGGTTCCCGCTGCTGAGATTTCGACCTTGAATACATTGACCCCAGCTGCGGCAGTCAATACTGCAAAGTTCACCAAGGTATCTGAGTCCCACCCGAAGGTAGAAACTGGAAGGGATGCAGAGCCAGTAGTAAGGTTTCGAACTCGAAGGAAATTCCCTCGATACCCGGCACCCGCAATAGCTTCCAAATGAGCCAGGCCACTGACCAATACTGCGGACGGAGTTACTGGCCCCAGGTCTGTGGCAAGAGATAAAACCTCCTGCCAATTGGATTGAACCTGTGCATCTGGCCAGGACGCAACAACTGCATCCGAAATAGTCGATGCACCGGCAGGCACAGTAATCGCATTACCTGCGATATTGATTGTGTTGACTGCATTCACTGCACTGGCAGATAAGGTGCCACCGAATATGGCATTACCTGTCGTACCGTCCAGGGAGAAGGTAGCCACCCCTGCAGCATTGAATGCAGCCAGACCCTTCTGGGTCATGCCGATGCCAGAGCCACCCGTGCGATTGCCCTGGTTGTCCCAGGTCAGATTGCCTGTGGCGATGCCCCCAGAGCCTGCCAGGACGTTCTGTGTGTCACTACGCAGGCGCACATTCAACGCTGAGCTTGTCGTATTAGCGATCGCATTCAAAACCGCCTGGCGAGCCGAGTAGTAATCCGTGAACTTGGTATTGAAGGTGGCACGAACAATCGTCGTGTTACCTGCATAGTTATTCCAAGCCACTGGAGTAACCAGCGTAGCCAGGTAATCGATCAGAGAGGTATACGCAGCGTTGTAGGTATTCCCAGGAGTACCAACTGCATACAAAGTAGCCTGAGCAGAGATACCTGTTTTCTCTGCAACGATCGCCGCATGCTCTGCAACGACTGCAGGTTTCTCACTCGGGTCAAGTATTGCGTCATTCGCAATATCTGCCAGTCTGGCAATTGCAGTATTCGCATTAGCCTGTGCTGATACCACAGCTGCATTCAGGGTACTCACTGGAGTACCACCAACCCGCCCAGTAACATCCCCCATGTACTGGTTGGTACCAGCATTCAAAAGAATGTTGCCCAGGGTATCTGTGATATTCAGACCCTTGCCACTGATGTAATCAGCTTTGACTTTCCCGTTCTCAACAATAAGGGAACCAGACTCATCCCTGAGTTTGCTGAAGGTCAGCTTATTGATTGCAGCCTGGTCAATGAATACCTCATTGCCCTCGATGATGAATGGCTTCCGCTTATTCTCGGAAGTCCTGCCAATCCAGAATCGATCTACATCGAAACCAGCCTCAACAGTCTGGCCATCGTTATAGATACCAAACCCACCCACCAAACCATTGACGGATACCTTTGCGGTATACAGAGCTTTCAGTCCACCATTCAAGGTGTTCTGAGCTGTCATGGCAGTTTCTAGAGAGGCCGTCCCGCCCTCTGGTGCTGTAACACTCACACGCTTGATTGCAGTTGCCATAGGCAAGCCAGCAATCCAAACCAGTTGATTCGCAGCGTTTGCCGGGATG